GCGTTAAAGTCCGTTAATATTATTGACGATTTTAAATTAGTTTTGCCAAGATATTGAATTGTAAAACTATTTACTGCAGTAAGTTTACGAAACATCATAGTCGCCGATTGTCGAGACTTGGCAGCTATTACTGCACCATAATATTCATCATAATGCGCGCATTCAACGTCAGTTCGATAAAATTTATATAATTTATTCATATTTATCCTCTAATTGGTTGCGGAAGCGGGACTTGAACCCGCATTGCTAGGCTTATGAGGCCGGCGTCTAACCAATTGACTTATTCCGCATAATTATTGTCCCATAACTGACTATTAATTGTCAACATTTATAACGCCAATAGTTGCGCTCAATTGAAATAACTGGTATTATCGATTAAATTTATTAGTCTTAAAGAGCAATTAAATCAACTTAAATAGCCCTTAAGCCTGATTTAAACTACATCAAAAGCGCAGTAATTCACTTAATAAATGAGTTTTGGCACAAATTATCTAGTCCAGCTAGACTATTCTATTAGGATTTAAACCTTAGTATTCGCAATTATTCTTATTAATCCTACTGCATTAGTTCCCAATTAAGGGTATTATCGTACCCCATTCTGATTATTTAGCCCTTAATAATCCATTCTGATCGCCTTAGACTGTCTCAGTTATATTTCGTGTAATAATTATCACCTCACAGCCTATATTCGTCACACAAATTATAATTCTGTTATAGCCTAATAACGTCACAAATTTGTTATCTTTTGTAACAAATCTGCCCATATATTCCTTACATTCCCTAATTCTAATCACGCATTTAATCATTTGATTATTATGGCCAATCAGCATTAATCGTCCGTTATAGCTCTTCAGCAATCACGCATAACCACTTGCCATTGGCCGATAACTTGGCCGATAGGCATTTTAGTGGCCGATAATTGATAGGCTATTTTGTGGGCTTATGGGCTTGGTTGGTTTGGTGGTCTTTGGTATTGTCAACCTTATCTACTCAAATCATCACACATTGTCAACCTTAGCACTAACTATTGTCAACCTTAACAATATCCAATTAACCAATCAGCATTACTCATTCATTGATCGCACCAATTGCACCTCAGCAATCCTAATCGCACCACTCAATAACCCTTATCACCTATCATTTCAATTTCGAAAGCATGCTTTTAAGTATATGATTTTAAAGGGGTATACCCAAAAGCATAGGGTATGGGGATGTGTTTATTTAGTTGGGACTCCTTCTCTTTCACGCCCAGAAAAACCTGGAGAAATCCCTGGTACAAAATGGGAAAAAATGATATAATTCAGGTAAGTGCGACCTTGGTCACTAGAAACAGAACGCCAATTTAAGACAATTCGGAGAATTGCAAATGAAAGAAATCATCAAATTTATTGCAAGATTTATACAAAAAACATGCATTTTATTACTAATTTCCCTTCCAATTCAACTAGTTGGCGCTTTAGCGCTACTCGTCTACCTGCCCCTCCACAGGAAAAAAGCAGCAAAAGAACTAGGCACAATGAAATCCGGTCGCGAAATACTCCAGCTCCCATACCTCCTCAAGTGGTTCGACAATGCCGACATCTGGGTTGGTCGCGACTACTCCACCTACAACAGAATCTTCTTCGGCGATTTCTGGACCCACTACAACTGGCTAGCATGGCGCAATCCAACTAACTACTTCGAATATGCCTATCTCGGTGTAAATATTACAGAAAGTATCATACTCACCCAATTTTACGAATCAACCAACTATCCCATTGGCGATTCCACTAATCATCGACAAGGATGGTACTACGTTGAAATAATGCATAAAAACAAGATCTACTACGAATATTATGGAATTCTCGTTTACAATATCCCAGGAATGTCAACGCCTTTGTGCATCCGTTTCCGAATGGGATGGAAACTAGACCAATCCACCGTACAAGGGAAAGGCTGGGCTCAGCAAGCTTTCGTAATTAATCCATTTGCCACATTCTCTGGTTCACGTTAATTTCCCGCCGGTAGGCGGTAATGCCGTGAGGTAATACTAAGTAATACCGAGGACGTAAATGTCCGGAAGGATTCTGGCCTTATTGTGAAGGAATAAATAAGGCCTATCAGAGTTTATATTGAAAATGCCTCTAAAAGCTCCAAGGTTTATCTAGGAGCGATTTTCTAGTCTTGGGAGTATCAGAGTGGCCCTAGGCCCTTAAAGTCGCCTATAAGCGAAATTTGGCGCTTTGCGCCTAATAAGCCCTTTAACAAGGGAATAAGTGCTAATAAACAATCTTTCTTCCTTATTTCTATTTATTATTTCAATAAGGAAGAAACTTAGCTTCATATTCGCTTAATTGAGCCTTATGGCTAATAAGGCGCTTTATTCACTACATAATCGTGAATAAAGCTTATTATAAGAATAAATAAAGAATAATATATAAATATTACTTAGTATTGGAGAGTATTTAATTAAGAGGTAATAACTAGAAAACCCACGTGGCGATTTTAAGAGTTTCTCACCCTTAGGGGAGGCTTGTCAAGCATTATTTTCACTATTGCTTAAAATAATTTTAGTTGTTATAATAAATCATTGATAATTAGAGAACAGATAAAATGAATGATTTGACTCAGGTTACCGTTCCTTACAACTTTATCCCCAGATTCTACCAGCAAAGATTCTATGAATCTATGGATTCTGGATGCAAGAGATATTTCATGAGATGGACTAGGAGATCGGGGAAGGATTTAACTGCCTGGAACTTTGTGATTAAGTCGGCTTTCTCTAGGGTTGGGAATTATTACTATGTGTTTCCTAATTATACTCAGGGCAAGAAAGCTATCTGGGAAGGCAAGACTAAGCACGGTGCCAGATATCTTGATTTTATTCCGCCTGGCTGGGCAAGGTTCAATTCCAATGAAATGAGAGTTGACTTGGCCAATGGGTCGATTATCCGCATTGTGGGATCAGATAACATTGATGCCCTCCGCGGCGCCGGCGCTTGTGGAATTGTGATATCAGAATTTGCTTGGCAGTCCATGCAAGTTATTGAGGTTTTGGAACCCATGCTCATGGAGAATGGGGGATGGCTTGTTATTAACTCGACCCCGCAGGGCAAGAACTTCATGTATGATTTTGAGAATACAATATCCAATGATCCTAATTGGATTGTGGACGAGATTCAATCTCTTTGGCCCGATCTCCCTCATTACTATCCTGTTATGACTACAACTGAGCTTGACGACGCTTTCCTAGGATCGACGATCTCTCTTGAACAGTACCTAGACGAGGGTATGAAGCAAACAAGCTCGGCAATTGAAAATTTAAGGCTTAGAGGGGCTACTGAAGATTACATTGAGCAGGAATATGGGGTTTCATATATTGCAGGCCAGAAAGGGGCCTACTATGCAGATCAGATTAAGAAGGCCAGAGAAGATGGAAGGATTGGTAAATTCTGTCACCTAGACAACAAGCCTGTTGATGTATTACTCGATCTTGGAAGAACCGACGATACCGTGATCTGGTTTAGGCAATATGATGGGAATCATGTTAATTGGATTGATTACTATGAGAATAATACCCAGGACTTGATGCACTATGTTAATGTTTTAAAAGAAAAGAATTATACATACAGAGTCATAGTCCTGCCACACGATGCCCGCCAGCACAACATCCAAACCAATATGTCGACAGAAAACCTACTTTCGAGACTTTTACTAGAAGCTAGGTTAAATTGCAGTATTATTGTGGCAGAAAAACCCGCAAGTAAACAAATACCTATAATGCTTACCCGAGAGCGGTTTAGTAAATATCACTTCGATGAAAAGAATTGCTATGAGGGAATCAAGAAAGTTTCCTTATACCACCGAGAGTATGATAAGAAAGCCAATGTATTCAAAGAGACTCCAGCCCACGACTGGTGTTCTCATGCCGCAGATGCATTAGCACTTGACGGAGTAGTAGGAAGTAAGTTAGACTCGTATTCATCATATAGAGAAAGTTCTATAATTATTACAGACTTCGACCCATTTAATTGGAAGTAATTATGTCTACATTTCTAATAAAAAGAGGCAGGTTTTCTGACAACATAAATGAAGTCTTGGCTCTAATAGAAAGACACTGGCATGACGTAGAGGGCTCTGCTGCAGACCCGGAATTAAAGATTGATTTAGATATTGAAAGATACAAAGAGCTTGAAAATTCAGGAAATTTATTTTGCATGGGAATGTATGACAAATTTACTCTGAAGCTTGTTGGCTACCTAGCCTTCATAGTATATGCGCATCACCAACATAAAGGAAAGAACTTCGCTGTAACGGATGGATTCTTTGTAGATTCAGAAGTTAGGAGCAGAGAAAGTTTGAAAACCATTATTCGAATGTTTAAACGTTCTGAGGCTATCCTTCAGGACGAATATGGTGTAGAATATATATCTATGTGTACAAATGCTAATAACCCTATAGAGCTACTAGCTACGATTTTGGATTATAAGCATGTCTCAACTGAATACATGAGGAAATTATGAAATTGAATATTAATAATGGATGGATAACGGATCCAAAAAGTTTAACTTTAAAAGTTAGGAATAAAGGCAGTTCTTCTTCCGTGCCTGCTAAGCCAAAAACTCCATCTCCCGCCCCTTTAGTACCGGCCCCTGAAGTTGCCCCAATTCCTGAAGCGCCTGCTCCTGCCGGCCAGATGTGGAGTGATGTAGCCAATCCTGATATTCCATCACTAACTACGGCTAATGATTTTATAAACAATCGAGATGCTATTGATCAGTATATTAGGAACAATTTAACTAAAGTAGGCGATGGCCGATTTAAATATACTGGAGTGAGTAATGGCGGTATTAGGCAAGTTATTAATAATGACATTTTTGGCGAGTCAAGTACGCGCAATGCAGTGGCTCAGTATTTGTCTGATCAGCGCAACAATGAAATCAATGCTCTTCCTAAGACTGTCCGCCAGCTAGTCAAAGATCCGAACTATGTTGACACTACTCCGATTTCTGCAACTGATGTTGCGGCAAATCAAACAGATCGTGCTAGATCAATTAAAAGATTATATCGCGGAGCTACAACTCCTAGTCTTATGGCAGATGCCACGAATGATACTACCAATTTAGTTGTTAAGAAATTACTAGGAGATTAGCATGCCATTCCTTCCATTACTAATAGGATTCTTTGGTTCTATGTTTACCGGAGCAAGTAATGTAGCGAAATCAATTTTAGGGTTTAAAGGTGAACAAGCTAAGACAGTTCAGAAAGCAATTGAAGTAGTTTCTACCATTGATAATAATGATGCCGCAACTACGGCTGCCTTGGCCAATGCTCTTCAGCAAATTCTTACTCAAGGTTCTTTTATTGAAAAGAGCTGGAGAGGGTGGTTGATGGTAATATTGATTATACAAGTTGTCTGTATGTTTTTTGGGTATGTACCTCCCCACTTTAACGACCCTTTAAGTCCAATGCAAGAAAGAATTTTTAATTTAATTGAAATAGGTTTGGGCGGATATATTGCTCGCCGCGGCATAGTCGATGTAGTTAGAATGTTTAATATCGGCTCCATCCTTAAAGAACTCATTAGGAAGAAAATAGTATGAAAGAAACTGATGCTAATTTATTAATAAAGGAAGCCGATAGGGCTTTTAATAGTCAGGAACGTACTAGTGCTGAAACGCGCTGGAGAGAATTGGCAGAATTTTTATTACCTTCCCAGAATGCTAAATTCTTTGGTAAGCAAAGCAAGGCAGATAGGCAAAATGTAAGAGTTTTTGATATCACCGGACAAATATGCGCCAGAGACCTGGCTTCGGCAATGCACTCTACAGTTACAAGCCCTTTAACTAAATGGATGAAGTTGCGCTGGGATAAAGATGAACTGAATAATAGTTCCGAAGGCATGGCATGGTTAGATAAAGTCGTTGATACTATGTATAACGAGCTTAATGAGTCTAACTTCAATCAACAAATGGTTCCATTTTACAATGCACTTGATGTTTTGGGCATGGCTGCACTGCTACATGAAACTTCTTTTGACAAAAATGGAGCTTATGAAGGTATGACTTTTACGTCATTGCATTTATCTGAAATTGCCGTTAGAGAGAATGCTAAAGGCATTGTAAATGTACTTTATAGAAAATTTAAATTAACGGCAACTCAGGCTATTGAAAAATTCGGAGCAGATCTTGGAGAAGATGTAGTTAGAATAGCGGAAGCTCGCCCAGACGAGGAACTAGAATTCTACCAATGCATAAAACCTAGGGAAGAATATAACGCCTCATCTCTAGGCGCCGGAGAAAAAGACAGACCATTTGCATGCTATTATATTATGTCAAAAGGCAAAAAGATTGTTAAAGAAACCGGCTATTACCAATTTCCAGTCTATATTCCGCGCTGGTCTAAATTGCCCGGCGAGACTTATGGATTTGGTCCGGGGCATATTGCGCTTGGGGATGTTCTTACCCTTAACACCTTAAAAAGACTTATTTTGAAAGGAGCTGCTCGTGCAGTTGATCCTACAATGATAGTTGAGGATCAGAATATATTGTCAGGAGATTTTAGACCTGGAATGATATCTACTGTAAGGAACATTAATGGAATTCGAGAAGCTGTTACACAGTCAAGATTTGATATTAGTTTCTTAGTTGCTGAGGAATTAAAGTCCAGTATAAAGTCCGCATTCTATATTGATAAATTGATGTTACCTCCTAGAACCGAAACAGGCGCCATGACCGCCTATGAAACACAACAACGGCTAGAACAAACTCAGATTGTTATTGGGCCGGCTCTTAGCCAACTTGAAAATGAAATGCTAAGACCGCTAGTTGAAAGAACAATGGATATGTTAATTAGACATGGTAAAATTCCGCCAGTTCCTGATTCAGTTCTTTCTTTGGCACAAGAAGAAACTATGGGCCCAGTTGAAATAGGATATAATATTTCATTTGTTAACTCTCTTGCTAGATCGCAAAGATTGGCTGAAGGACGTAATATTTTATCTTGGGCACAGGAAGTAGGTTCATTGGCTCAGATCAAGCCCGAGGCATTAGATAGGATTAATGGAGATGCAATGGCAGAGGAACTAGGCAGAATACGAGATATACCAGAATCCTTAATTATGTCTGATGATGAAGTTGCCGCTCAGAGACAAGAGCGCCAGCAAACACAAGAAGCTGCCCAGAATTTACAAGGCGGCGAGATGGCAAGTAATATTGTTAAGAATGTAAATTCAGCTCAAGGAGGTATTCAACAATGAAGATGTCAGAAAAAATAATGCTAGCTAAAGAAGTTCTTGATAATGAACTTGGCCGTAAACTTATAGGAGTCCTCCAGTATGCCTTACTCGGAAAAATTGAATTGATTATGACTTTAAAAAGAATAATGGCTATCGACGAAAATCAACTTCGTGATATCATTGAAGGTGAAAAAATAAATAATATTGCAACTGATTTAACTACTAAGGAGACCGAATAATGAGTGAAGATTTGACTGAAAATACCGCAGAACCAACAGATTCCTCAGTTACTACTGAGGCAACCATTGCGGCTGTACCCGCAAGCATTTTAGATTCTTTGCCTGATGACCTCAGGTCTGACCCTGTCTTAGAGTCCTTTAAAGATAAAGGATTGGAGGATATCGCCCGGAGCCTAGTGAGTTCCCAGCGCATGCTCGGGGGCAGAATTCCTATTCCATCTAAAGGCGCTAACAAAGAATTAAGGGATGAGTTTTTTGGCAAATTGGCCGGCATTGATGGGATTGCTAGATTGCCTGTAGAAGGAGATCCTGATGCTGACAAAGTTATGAATGAACTTTTAACTAAACTTGGACGTCCTATGGATCATAAAGGTTACAAGTTTGAAGTGCCCGAAGGATTGGAAATTGATGCCGAGCGCTTGGAAACTTTTTCTAAGTTAGCCCACAAAATCGGTTTAACAAAGGCACAGGCGGCAGCTATTGCCTCGGATGAATTGGCGGTAATCAAATCTGAACTTGAGTTTCAGGCCAATCATAAGAAAGCTAACGCCGAGGTCCTAAGAAAAGAATGGGGCAATGCTTATGATTCTAATATAAAAATTGCTGGAAGTGTTTTAACTAAACTTAGTGAGAAATATCCTGAACAATTTCAAGCACTTAGTGGCACGGTTCATGGATCAAACCCAATTCTCTTTGTATTAGCAGCTGAATTAGGCAGAGCTACCAATGAAACAACTTCATTAGGATTACAAAGTGGAGTTTCTGGCGGCTCGACTCCTGAGCAGGCTAAGAATGAAATTAATGAAATTTTAGGAAATAAACACAATCTTTCAGCTGCTTATCACGATGCTAGGAATCCAGCACATAGCCAAGCGGTTGAAAAGATGCAAAGTTTATTCAAAGATGCGTATCCAGAGAAATCAGTTGACAAAACTAACTCTTGATATTACAATGATATATATCTGGACTAGAGGCCTTCGAAGCGGCCTCCAGTTCCTTACGAAGTATAGGGCAACCCTTAAAGGGTCTTAGAAAACCGTTAAACCAGCAAGTCGCGATCCAGTTATGGGCAATCCTGATGAGCTAATTGATGCTTCTTAATTGATTAGTTTATATAGGTGAATTATGTCTCAAACTGTGAATACTGCGTTTGTACAACAATTCAGAGCCAATCTTGAGCTGCTAGTTCAGCAAAAAGGTTCTATGCTCCTTCCTCACGTAAACGTCGAACATATTGTGGGTAAATTCACTCACTTCGACCGTTTAGGTGCAGGCGAAGCATCTGAAGTTTTAACACGACATGGCGACACACCTTCTCCTTTGAACCTAGAGCATTCTCGAAGACGTTGTATTTTACGTACTTTCGATGCTGCTGAAATGGTCGATCGAGCAGATAAAGTCCGCATGTTAATTGATCCTACTAATGAATATGCTCAATCTATCTCCAATGCTTTGGGTCGAAAGATTGATGATCTTATTCTTATTGGGCTATATGGCAATGCATATGCAGTTTCTTCTGCAGATGCTCAAACTACTGTTGCATTAACCGACCTAGGTTCAGGCCAGCAAGTTATTGATGAAGATATCGGTACAGCTAACTCTGATCTCATTGTCGCTAAGTTGCGTGCAGCTAGAAAGAGATTGCTAAAAAATAATGTTGACCTTGGAGCAGAACAGGCTATGATTGTTCATGATTCCACGGCAATAATGGATGGTCTTTTAACAGAAACCTCAGTAACAAGTTCTGACTTTAATACAGTCAAAGCTCTTGTTAACGGCGAGTTAAATACCTTTATGGGTTTCAAATTTGTACTTTGCGAAAGACTTGCAGATACACAACATCTCACTAGCGAAGGGTTTGCTCGCGCTATTGTATTTGTGCCTTCAGCAATTGGCGTCGCTAAAGGCGACGATGTCGAAATCCGAATTGATGAGCGTGCTGATAAACGCTACTCTACTCAAGTCTATGGTCGTTTTGATTACGGCGCTGTTAGACGTCAAGAGGAAAAAGTAGTTGTTATCGAATGCTACAGAACATAATCGGAGGTGATATATGACTGCAAGTACTGTAAAATCTACTGCTATTTCTGATGCGGAAGCAGTACCAGTAACTTTAGCTGCAGGTGGAACTCGTGGAAATAAAGCACGAGTATTCACTGCAACTATTGAAGCTGCTACTACTAGCCTCGACGAAGTAGGAGATGTTATTAAGATGCTACGCGTGCCATCAAGATTGCGCATTCAATCTGTTGTTATTTTTAATGATGATTTGGATTCGCACGCTACCCCTACTTTAGCTGCAGATGTCGGCATTTTCAATGCTGCCACAGGTACAGTTAAAGATGCTGATGCACTCGCAAGTGCTATTACCACTTTACAAGCTGCAAATACCGCAGGTGTTGAAATCATGTTTGAAGCGCATGATATTGCTGACATCGGCAAAACAGCTTGGGAATTGGCTGGCTACACAACCGATCCTGGAGTTGAACTTGATATTGGATTGACGATTACTACTCAAGCAGCAACAGCTGCAGCTGGTACGATCTCAATGCGAATCATTGGCTCAAACGACCAGTAATCGTCTACGCATAGGCCTTCTCTAGCATTGTAGTTAGGAGGGCCTTTGTTTTCTAGGAGGATTTATGGCGTCAAAAGTCCAAATTTGTAATTTAGCTCTGACCCGTATGTCATCTGCTCGTATTACTGCTTTTAATGATAATACTGTTGAAGCTAAAGATTGTTCGGCCATCTTTGAATTAGTAGCCGAAGAAGTAATGTCCATGGGTGCATGGCCTTCTTGTGTAAGAAGAGCTGATCTAGCCCAGTCTACTGAAACTCCAACATTTGAATTTGCCTATGCTTATACACTACCCACTGACCCGAAGTTCTTAAAACTTCTTAGGATCAACCAATCAAGACCAGGCGACGTGTCTTATGCAATTGAAGGCAACACTATAGTCTGTGATGAGGTTGCTTTATCAATTCTTTATGTAGCCTATATTACTGACTCTGAACAATATGATATTTACCTGCGCCAGGCAATAGTTGATAGATTAACGGCAGAACTTGTCTATGCCAAAACCGGCGACCGCAGAAACTATCAGAATGATAAGAAAATGCATTTTGATCTTGTTAAAGACTTACTAGCCCAAGTCGGAGTTCAGGGTACTGCCCAAGAAATAAACTCAGATACTTTGTTAGATGCACGATTAGGTTATAATGATAACCCAGGGAGATTGCGTGACTAAGGCACTCGGAATCCAAACTAACTTCACTTCAGGAGAATTAACTCCCCGCCTTTATGCACACGTAGATTTAGATAAATATAAGAATGCTTTAAAGACCGCAGAGAATGTTACTATTTTGCCGCATGGACCAGCTACTCGACGTAATGGGTCTAAATTCATTAAAGAAACAAAAGACAGTACAAAGGTTTCCAGACTAATTAGATTCCAGTTCGATGAAGATAATGTTTATATCTTAGAATTTGGGCATAACTATATTAGATTCTTTGCTAACGGAGCTAACGTTGAAAGTGGAGGGAGTCCATATGAAGTTGTAACTACGTATACTCAAGATGAAGTTTTTGATATTACTTATGAACAATTCGGCCGCGTAATCTTTTTATATCATGGATCGCATGCTCCGGCAACATTAACTTATACAAGTGCTGCTAGTTGGACTTTAGCTACAATAGCGTTCTATCCTCCAGCTACGGACGAAGATGGGTATAAACCTGCTGCCACTCTGACTCCCGCAGCCACTAGCGGCACAGGCATAAATTTTACCGCGTCAGCAGCGAGTTTTTTAGATACTGATGTGGGAAGGCAACTTATAAATCTAGGCGGGGTAGGCCGAGCCGTTATAACAGCTTTTACTAGTACAACAGTTGTCGTATGTACCATAATAGAAAATTTTCCAAGTACAAGTGCAATAGCGTCCCAAAGCTGGAAGGTCGACCTTTCTCCTATTACGACAGTTACCCCTAGCGGGAGTAAAGTAGGAGCACTTATTACTTTAACTGCTGCGAATCCTACATGGCAATCAGCTTCGGCTATAGGCCATTATGTATTGATTAATAATGGTGTTTGTAAGATACTGTCCTTGACTAGCAATCTAGTAGCCAATGCTGAAGTCCAGAAATCGCTTAGTGCTTTGACGGCCACTACGGCATGGTCATTAGAAGAAGAAGCTTGGAGCAGTACACGAGGCTATCCCAGAGCGGTTAGTATTTGCCAAGGAAGATTATTCTCTGGAGGCACGACTACTCAACCTCTTGCAATTTGGGGATCAGAAACCGGATTATTTACATCACAAGGTATAGGTTCGGAAGATTCAGCTGCTCTGCAATTTGAAGTATCATTACCTTCAGCAAGTAAAATATCGTGGATGGCTGCTCTTCGAAACAGTTTAGTAGTCGGAACTCCTAACGGAGGCGTAACTATTGGAGCTGGCACGGATACAGTTTTGACCCCATCTTTTATTCCTCAACAAGTTAGAGGAATTATGGGCTCTAATATTCAACAACCAGTCTCATTAAATGATGAGATTATTTATATACAAAAAGCTGCCCGCAAAGTTAATTCTCTTAGTTATAATTTTGATATTGACAATTACGTAAGTTCAGATCTTTTATTCTTTGCAGAACATTTATCTGAAGGTGGAATAAAAGAAATTGCCTATACGGCTGATCCAGATAGTTTAATTTACGCAGTATTAGATACTGGAGAAATGTTGGTTTGTACTTATGTAAAAGAACAAAAAGTTTTAGCATGGACTAAATATACTACTGACGGAGATTATGAGAGTGTACAAACTATTTCAACGGCAGACAGAGATGAAGTTTGGGTTATTGTAAAGAGGACTATCAATGGATCAACTAAACGTTATATTGAACGATTCGACTCGGGTACCGGAGAGGATAATACTGATGGATTTAGCGACTCATATCTTGTATATTCCAGCCCCAAATCTATATCATCTATTACCAAAGCAAATCCCGGAGTAGTGACTGCTAATTCCCATGGATTTAGTAATGGAGATCATGTAAAAATTATTGGCGGGGATATGACAGAGGTTATTGGAAAGACTTACGTAGTAGCTAATAAAGCCGCAAATACTTTTGAACTAACAAATACTTCAGGTGCAAATATTAATACTACAAGTTTTACGACGTATGTTAGCGGAGGAGTAGTTCATAAATTAGTAAGCACGGTTACGGGCTTATCACATCTGGAAGGAGAAGTAGTCCAAGTTAAGGCAGATGGGGGTGTGCATGATGATTGCACGGTATCGGCAGGAGCTATTACTTTAAATACTCCCAGCTATGAATTAGTTGTAGGCTTAGAGTATTCTGCCTCTATAGAAACATTACCAATGGAAATAAGTTTTGGATCCGGCAGCCAACAAGGGCAGCAAATTAGAAGAGTCAGACCTATTGTGCGAGTTTATAAATCTGCCAATCCTACTCTTAATGGAGAATACTTGCCCGCACGCGCGCCAACTGATAAAATGGATAGTGCATTAGGTCTTTTCACCGGGGATCTATTTTATGGGAATTTAACCTGGGATCAAGGATTTAGTTCTAATTTAACAATTGAAAGCTCGTCTCCATTTCCTTTTACTATATTAGGAATCTTTGGAAGTATTGAAGGAGGATTAAAATAATGTTTGGAGCTATATTAGGTGGTTTAGCAGCAATGGGAGCTAACTTGGCCGGACAAGCCTTAGGCAATCTCGCAGGCGGCGGCAGCGCCCAACAAAAAGCTTTTCAAGAAGCCATGGATACTATTAAAGCAGGTACCAAACTTAAAGTTGGTATATATAAGCAAGCAGGCCAACAGGCGACTCAAGGCGCAGCATTTGAGGCTAGAATAGATAGAACGGCTGGAGATATTGCCGTATTAACATCAAACTGGAATATTGCCTCGGAACAGGCTGCTACTGAAAAGGCAAGCGATGCCCTTGGACAAGAATTAAGAACTTCTATATCTTCTAATATTGCTACTGCAGGTTCAATGGGGAATTTGGGTTCTAAATCAACAATGGCAGTTAATAACGACCTTATTGCAGCGGCGGAACGTAATGATAGACAGACACGTAATGATTCCACTATGAAGCAAAGTATGATAAGATATGAAGGATTACTTACTCAAATGCAGTATGAAAATCAGGCTCGCGGCGCCGAATATCAGGGGGCACTTACGGCTCAATCTTATAAGAATCAAGAACTTGCCGCCCAGTATGAAGGTGACAATGAAATATATAATATGATGATGGATAATCCAATGCCCGGAGGCGGCTTAGATGTAGCCGGAGCGGGAATTCAAGGCCTCGGTGGACTAGGAGCAGCATTAGCCCTTTAGGAGATAGTATGCCAAAACTTATTGTATCAAGACCTACTCAGCCTTCTCCAGGCCAACAATTAGATGTTGGTGGAGTTGCTAGTGCAGTTGCATCAGGTTCTCAGTTAGGACGTATTCAACGAACTCAGGCCCCGCAAGCTATTGAATCGGGTGTTGGTATTGCTAATGAGGAAATTGCCCAGGGCCGCAGAGACTATCAACGTCTTCAAAAACAAGCAGCTGCAAATCGTCAAGCTCAGCAAAATCAGGGAAATAATAAAGACAATCAACCTAGTGTTCCTGCAGCTCAAAATGCAGGCTATGGTCAAACTGTTACAGATAAAAATAGTGGAATTCAAACTTCCTATGGCGATCCATGGGCCCAATCAAATGCCAATAGAATTCAAGATGTAATTCCAAGTAATGCCGCAGTATATGATACTGTTCAATCAAATGCTATGGTTGATTTTAATCAGCAAGCATCGGACTATATGAATGAAGTTACAGCCCCCGTATCAGGAGCAGTTGGAACTTACTCTAAAGCTGCAACTTTAGCTCAACCAAAAGCGGTCATATCTAATCTTGATACTATTGCAGAGAATGTAAAAAATAAATATAGTCCTGCTTTATTAGATGGCCAGAGCAAGGCGAATTTTGATCAATCTATGGGCCAGATCGCTAACAATCATAAATCTAAAGCAACGGCAGATATTGCTAATGCCCAAGGGGATGTAAGAGTTCAAGCCTTGGCAGGTGCGTTAGACAATGACGTTAGAAGTGGATTATTAGATAGTCCAGAAAATATAGGTTTCTATGCTGGACAAGCAATGCAAAGAATTACAAATGCTGTGTCAGAAGGTTCTATATCTCCTGAACAGTCTCAGAAATTAACAGAATCTGTCAGAAAAGGGCTTTTCTTAGGCTCATTACAAGCATCTAACAAGACTAATCCTGGCTCTGTCGGTAAATTACTTGCAAGCAAGACGCCAGACGAACTAAATATAACTCAGGTAGAATATAATCAACTTAAAAACCAGAATAAAGCAGCTTTACTTGACAAAGTTAATGGCGATTCAATGCAATATAAAGCACAAACTGAAATTGCTAATGCGAAAAATAGAGTGCTTTATTCAGGATTAAATTCTGGTATTAAAGACGGCAGCATTCAATCTGCGCAGATAGTATCAGCTTATGATAAAGGAGATATTAATTTTCAACAATATACTACTTTATTGGGCAATTATCAAACAGCGATTAAAGATAATAATGGTAAACTAAGAACTCGCCTTGATATATCATCAGCTATAACTGCGGGCGATACCCTGCAGGATTTTAGTAATAAAGATATTGATGACCATTACAAGAATGAAGTGCGATCCAGATCCCAGGATGGTACTCTAAATTTAGATATTGCTACAAAGACTCAGATTGCTTCTCAATATAAAGGTCCAGTTGATAGTTATGCCAAAGAAATAAAATATGGCATTATGAGTAATGATCCTAAAATTATGAAAGATGCCTTATTTGGATTTAATAAGATTCAAGAGGAAAATCCCTTAGCCCTTATGAATATTAAAGATAGTAAATTTATGGCGTATGCTTCTGCCCTAAGTGATGCTTATGAACACACAACTGACTTTAATAAAGAGGGAATTCAGAAAATTTATGATTCTGTATATAATGTTGATGGCAGAACTCGCAAATCTCGAGAGAATGCATATGGCGGAGAGGAGGCCTTTAAGCCAGAAAATATAAGAAATACTATTGCAGCAATCACTGGAAATGATACCGGATTTTTTAGTAGAGCAGTTTTTAACACGGATGAAGTTAGTGATAGTACGGTTGATTATATGCGTCCACTTCTTAAGCAGGCCTATATGGAAACTGGAGATGCAAATGCAGCAATTGAAACTGTTAAGAATCAAACTAAAGCTATTTTTGGGCATAGTCAAGTTAATGAACAGGAAAAATTAGGGTTTAATCCAGGAGCTTCTATGTTCTTACCTCCAGAACTAGTATATGGATCAAAGGCAAAGCCTGAAGAAATGAGATTGGCTATCAATAAAGAAATCGCCCCAATCTTGCCCAAAGATGTTGATCCTAGCAAGGTGATGGTTGGCAGCGACGATCTTACATTAGCCCAATATAGGCAACAAGGGAAGCGGGGCGCACAACCAGTATCATATTATTTGTATTATAAAGACGGCGCAGGAAAAGATGTTTTATTGCCTCAAAGATGGGTATTTGATGCTACTAGTAAAGCCCACATTGATATTGCCAACAAGGCTATTGTTGAAAGAAAAATCCCTGTTGATAATATTACTCAGCCTAATAAAGTTATTGGACCTCTCAGCAATAATCAACCTGAGACCCTGCATGCAGTTGTAAGTAATACCAAAGGATTCGGAACAAGTCCAATTCTGAATAGAGAGTTCTTAGATAAGGCTGGCCAGGCTGCATTTGTCAGTCAGATTGTAGGACAGTATCCTGGCGATCCCCAACAAAGGCCAGTGGTCGGAGTTGCGTTAAATAAGATGATCGGAAAGGATCAAAGTTCTTGGAGAGTAGGACAGGCTCTTAAATTTGTCAATTCAGTACTGACTAATAATGCCGATCCAAAAACCTATCTTAAATTTGGTACGGCAACAACTT